GTTTCCGTGAATCTTTTTACGGCGCGCGGAACCTCCTCTACCATCAAACACAATTATGCATCTGCTTGGTTTGAAATCTCGAACTGCTTTACCGATGGAAAACAAGAAGCCGGTTAGCCCCCCTATGTGATCTCCGTCTTCATTTGTCGATGGAGTTGCACCAAACGCCCTGATAAACGTGTTAAGCTAAAGGCCGTCAAACACCATGATATGATCATTCACATCGGTGTTGACGGCACGTTCCTCTTTTAATTTGTTAAATAATTCTTGATATTTATTCATAGTTTATTTATTTCTGCAGTTATCAAAATGCCAACGTTTCATTGTACGGTTTCCACCTTCTTTAAAACAATGAGGACATTTTATTATTTTATGTTTCTTACCTCGTTGACCATCTGAAATCTTTTTACGGTCTTCTAATGATCGTTTAGTTCCTTTCCATAAAGAACTTAATTTTTGTTTCGTTTCTTCAGAATGTGTAATTGGAGTTCTAGTTTTTCTAGTTTTAGCAGCAATACTCAATGCTTTTTTATGATCTTCTGTTAAAGTTTTACCTAATTGATATTTACTAGAAACCTCTGAAAATAATTGTCGTGCATATTCATAATCACGCGAAGATACTTTATAGTTTCGTTTATACTTAGAATTTGAAACATTTCTAGACATCATCCAATATGCATAAACTAACTTATGTTCATTTGGATAAATTTTACAAAGTAACTTATGTATGATAAAATGTTCTCGAGCTGTTAATTCAACAAGATTAGATTTATCATCATTACCGCCTAAGCACCTAGGAATAACATGATGCCGTTCATAATAGCCTTGCAATTTTCGATTGCGTGCTCTATCAATTATGGCATCATGTATTCTTTGGTAGTTCATAACTTGTTAGCCTTCTTCGTCTATAACTGTTTCATCAATTATTACATCATCAATTCCGCCATCTACACCAGCCTGGTATCTGAATATGTAAGCATCACAGATTCTTCTGTATAATCGATCTTTTATTTGTGTGTTATTAATAACCTTTTCTACAAAGTTTTTTGACTGAAACTTAACTTCTCCAAACACTTCACCGGTTTCATGATCTACATCTTCCAATGTGTAATGAGCACCAGACTGTTTAACAAGATCAAACTTCTTCATGATTTCCAACCATCCTCCGTAATTATCAATTCCAGAATCATAGTAGATATCATAATTCACTTTGCGATGCGGAGGACCCATTCGATTCTTCACAACCTGCACTTCAGTTTTGCTACCAACAACTTGTTCTACTCCATTAATCTTTGCCTTAATCATACCTGTGTTCTTTAGGCGCAATCTAACCGAAGCATGAAATGGAATTGCTTTTCCACCAGAGGTAGTCCATGCATCACCAAATGATACTCCTAATTTTGTCCTAAGTTGATTGGTAAAGATTAGACAAATATTTTCACGAGCAATCCAATTTGTAACTTTTCGCATTGCTTTGGAAAGAATGATAGATTTGCTTGTTGCGTAACCATCTTTGTCATATTCAGCAGCCATTTCAATTTTTGTGGATGCTCCCATTACGGAGTCTACTACGATTGTGACTAAACGATCTTTGTTTGATTTGCGAACCTGTTCAACTATAGTTTCAATTGTTTCGAATATCTCTTCAATTGTTTCTAATGGAACATACAACATGGTTTTTAAATCTACACCAATTGCCTGCAAAAATTCAGTGCTGGTTGCTGACTCAGTGTCAATGTATACTGCTAACCCGCCTTTCTTCTGTGTTTCTGCTAATGCGTGTGATGCTAACAAAGATTTACCTGAAGCTTCTAACCCGGTAATTTCAGTGATTCGTCCTACTGGGAAACCTCCGTTCGGTCGATTCGAAATTGCAAGATCAAGAGAGTCGCAACCTGATGAAATCCAATCTTTAACATTGCTAGGGGCATCTTCGTCACCATCTAAAAAGAAAGCTGCTTTCAGAGCTTGTCCTTTAAATTGTTTGTTGATACTATCAGCCAATGTGTTTGCTAATGCATCTTCCAGTTCTAGTTTGCTTTTACTCTTTGCCATGCGTTACTCCTTAGGAATTGAATAGATCATTGAATGCAGAAGCCACGTCATCTACTTTAGGTGCAGCAGCGGCTTTTGGTGCCTTTGCAGGTGTAGCTGGTGCATCATCTTCATCAGTTGATGTTACATCACTGTCTGCATTTTCTGGATTCATCCATTCTGTCAAAGCTTGCTCTAGTTCTTCATAAGTTGGTTCCGGGAAGATATCAGTAATTACAGGCTGATTCATAATTTTTTCAGCAATTGCTTTATCTTCAGTAGCCGGGGTTGTTGCTGGTTTAACACGAATTGATGTTTTAGGAAATTCTGCCGCAGATACCGCCGGCGTGAATTCTACGTCAATATCACGACCATTCATTAGATCCGTAATATCACCATAATCTGGATCGGAGATAATAGAAAGAAGCTCAGTGTAGATTTGTTTTCCAAAGCCCCAGAACTTTACTCCTTCAGATTCTTTACCACGAATAATAACAGGAACATAAGTACGCATCTTAGGTTCGATTTTACGACCCATGATCCATTCATCTTTATCACCTGTCTTTTTTAGTTTATCTGCGAATTCTACGATTGGATCAGCATTTCCGAAGGAAATAGGTGATAGCATTGATTTTTTACCGATGTCGTAATGGAAATACAATTCCAGAAACGGATTGTCTTTGCGATGTACGTACGGTACAATTCGGATACGTGTCTTACCTGCTTCAGGTTTCCACAAGTTGTTCTTCTTGTCATCTTGCTTGTTTAATTGGTTAAGCTTGTTTTTAATTGCTGTTAAATCTAACGCCATAATTTTCCTTTTTTTTTTTGTTAATTAATATAATTATTATAATTGATTTACCGGTTAAATCCAAATTTAATTTTGATTCTTTTTATTTAATGTATATTTAGAACTTGTTATTGTGTTCTTATTTATCTCGTAAAAATCAAGTATACCTAGTTGTACCATATTCATTCCCACCAGATTTTTTATAGATCGTAACTATGTAATATGTAAAATTTCCATCTGATGGATTTTGTTGCATATAACGTTTCATTCTACCAACTCCTAGCTGTCTAGGAGCTCCGGCTGAGTATGATAGCCATTCAGTTTTGTCTGTCATTGGGTCATAGTCATGTTTATTGAATAAATCTTTAACAAGATATACGCCTGGGGTGTTTTTTATTTTAAATTCATTCTCCACATCTCTAGTTTCGCCATAGTAAGATGTTTCTGAATCATCTGGATAACCATTGTTGTTTTGGTCTTCGTCTTCGTTCAAGTTTTTAGTACCAAACCGTCGCATATTTTCTGCTAGTATGTTTTCTAATTTTTTCATATTCATTCTTTCTATATATAAATATCATCCCCAAGCAATTTTCCTAAAGAATATCAAGTTAATAACACGGTATCCGGCATCATCCGTTAATATAAATGAATTCTGATAACGCTGCCAATCTAGTTGATATGTTTTGTCTAATACACCGTTGTTTACTCGTCGTATAACTTCATTCAATGCATTAACCGTATACAAGGTATTGGTTTCTTTCTTGCGATGGATGCTTATAGTATTCTGTCCTCGACGCTGGGTTTCATATGCATTGTATGTGCAATACAAATTGTCCGGAACATCTGCATTGGAAAACACAAATATTCTGCGTTCGGGGACATCATAACTTGTTTGTATGTATTCGGTTATGATATTTAAATCACTGCGATGTGCAAATGTGCAAAGTAATTGTGTTTTCAATGCATTAATCCTTGTATTGAGCCGCTGATACGCCTAGTTGCGTTGTTTTAATATTTAAATGATTTTGATGAAAATTAGCTATGTTTGTAGATAAATAATAATGGCCGTTTTCTTCGGTATGCTGTAATGAATTTACAATTGTAGTTGATGGTATTAAATTTAATGTTTTATTTGGTACAACTATAAGTGCCCAATAATCAATATTTTCAGACACATGTTTTTCAATATATTCATCTATAGTAATACAAAATCTTCGAGTAACACTTTCTAGATAATCTATAGTATCAATATGCATATTATACATTATCTTTCGTATTTGATCTTGTAAATTTTTAATTGCCATTAATGGAGAATCCAATTGTAATAATTCTTTAATTTCTTCTTGTATTGCTTCTTGATTTAATGGTTGAAGAATATTTTTATTAATATCAGTAATACCGAGACTAGATGTCTCTAACTTTTTTCCAGTTATTAATTCTGCTAATGCCATAAAAGCTCTTAAATACATGATTGCATTTTTAGGTAACATACCAAAATCAAATGTAACATCATTATATGCTTTTAATGAAAATCTAGTACCATCTCTTGTTACGACATCAGATTTTAAATCATTTTCAATACCCATTGATGGTATATTTTTTACAGCACCTTTGACTATACCTTTAAATACAATAGAAAACCATAGTTCAGATGCATGTCCGTTTTTAATTTTAATATTTGTTTCTATAGCATCATATAAACGATCAAACTTACCTTGTATCCTAAAAGGTCCAGGCTGTATTGATACTTCAGGTGTTTTTGATTGTATTAATTCCATAACTTCGGCATCATCGCGTAGTTGTTCATATAATACACGCAATCCGCCTATAGACTGTTCTGGTACTGAATAATGTTCTCGTATGTAGGTTTCAAACTCTTCTGCATTTGAAATGCCAGAACCAGATTGTGTTTCAGCAGGTGTTTCTTCGGGCTGTTCATTTAACCCCATGGCTCTACGAACAATACGTTCAGCTTCAGTTAAATCTACATCAGTCATTTCTAAAATGACATCTCGAAGTATTCCAAAATCATCAGCGGTTTTAGGATAACCTGCAGGAAGACGATAACGCCATTCTGTTAAAATAGAATCTATATTTATATTCATATTGTGATAGTATTCATTTTGTTATAAATATTACCAACAGATACTTTCACCGGAAAGTTTCCTTGCTGTAATACGTGTTTAATTTTAGGTAGTATATCTTTTGCTTCTGACACCGGAACATCAAACATCACGGAATCGTATGTATATAACACCATTCTTGTTTCATAACCATGCAGTAGTGCAAGACACTGCCGTAATTTTTGCACTGATACCTCAGTTTCCGTTGCTTGTAAAAAATAATTGAACAATTTATTTGCTGTCATGTTTTTTACCGAATCCGATGTTATAGGACGTTTCAATACTGGAGTTTCGATATATCCTTTTGCTTTCCATTGCCGCCATAGTGTGTATACTAGGTCATTTACTTGCCGGAAAAATGGAATTGTTAGAAACTCAGCATCAATACCGCCATACAACAAACGAAACGTTATCTGTTTGCTTTGATCGTATTGTTCGGGTGTTAATGTTTCAGTATCAAAATAAAATCGGCCGAAATATTCATGCACGGACCCATCTGGCAATGGATATCCAATTAATCGGGCAATCAGTCTAACATGATATGCATCAAAATCCATTTCCACCAATGCCCCATCGGCGAACCGGCTACAAAATGCAGATCTAGTACCGTCTTCCTTGTTCATTGCCGCAAAGTTAAATCCTCTGTTTGCATTGCTGGGTCGACCGGTGGTGGTATGATAGTTATAACTGCTATACACAAATCCATCTGTTACAATTTCTGGCATACGAAATTCATCAGTAACTCGCAGGCCTGCAGATTCTATTGCTGCAAATACTTCTGGATATACCGAATCAAAATGCTGATATGAATCTGTCAATTCTGCGTTCATACACATTGGCCAAGCATAGTGCCGTATCTTCTGACACATTGCTAAATGCTGTTGCATCGGAATAATGGTGTTGATGTGTGGCATTGCAGGATGACGGCGCCAATAAAATGTATGTGCTGCAGTTGGATAATGTGATTCATCATATGCTTCGCCGTAAGTATACCACCACAACGTCTTGATATCCCATACATCCCCATTTCCTCCGATTTGAAGCCAGGTCTTCTTGTCATGCACAAAGACATTCGGGAGATCCAGAAATCGTTGCAGATGTTCGGTATGACCCATTATTTGTTCAGTATGCCGTATTGGCACAAGTCGCTCTATTCCATCTTCCGTGTAAACATATAATACCGATACCGGATTATGTTTTGCCGGCAACGTCGGACTACACAGAATCGGAACAATCAGAGTTTTTCGATTCTTGATATAATTTAATGTAGCTTCAACATCATCTGCATGATCCAGTATCATACTGCAATAATATGAAAAAAATATGAAAAATCAAATCAGATTAACTGTTAATGTCAGCTGGTGCAGTGAATTCAGAATCTGCATAATACTGCAATGGATCCGTTAATATGTCAGCAATACCCGGTAATTCTTGTTGAGCAAACTGTACAGCTATGGTGTTCTTGGTTATAACTCCTCGTTGGAGGCTGTTGCCAGTATTAACATCTTCAATGTTTCCGGATATAAACCATCTCAGGGTGATTGACTTGTATAGTGCCCGATCAATTACACCACGTGACCATAATCGTTGTTGTGCAGAATCAATTTCTATGAATACCGGCTCATTGCATTTTTTCAGAAAGTATCGATCAATATATCCGGATTTGTAATCTGATTGTGTAGGTGATGGTTTTACTGCACGAGGTGTTATGAACTTGGTTTGTAATTGTCGTTTTAATTTTGCATACACCAGATCCCGATTCTGCATACGTTCCAACAACACCAACTTTTTGGATGTGGTTGCATTCCATGTTGCGCCAGTATATATTTCATTGGTCGTGTATCGATGATATGCTCCGCGATACTCTACACCATCTTCTGTTTGAAACTCACCACCCGATGTGTATAAATTGTTGGTAATATCCTCTGGCATATAATATGAACGCAATCTCATAATCAGTCTATTTTAGGTCGCATTATGCATCGAATGTTAGTTGTCCATTGTCCTTCTGTTGATACAGTATGTGTAATACCAATGATGCTGAACACGGTATTTATTTTATATTTAAGTGGCAACATATCAAACGTTAACACATCACCGTATCTGAATCCATTAATACCATCAATTTCAAATTCCACCGTAAATGGAAATATTGGTGCAACCATTATCTGTGATTTTTTCAAATCAGGTGATGGATACTTAATATAATTATTCAATGATTTGTAAAGACTTTTAATTAATTCCGGCTCAGTCGGTGAAAGTGCTAATCTGTTTTTTGTTTCTTGTAGCTCTTTCAAATACGTTTCATGCTTAACTTTGAATCCGCTAATAAAATTATTTATTTGTTTTGCATCTTTAGTACTATACATAAAATTCATGTATGGTGCAATTTCTTGTTCGGTTATTTCATCACCTTGATTCAATACATATGACAAGTTTTTTACACTTTCCGGCAACGTAGCAGAAAATCTGAAGCTTCGCACAATGGTACCATTCGGATGATTTGCCATCATCGGTACGCGGTATGGAATTACCGGTATCACACCAGGCGTCTTAACTTCAGGATTAGTAGATTGTGCTGGTTTAATGTATTTAACATCGGTGAATAACAGTGTGCTGGGACTAGATGGATGTGAAACAAGATGCATGTTAATTGCTCCAGCCGTAGCATAATTAATTTTTCCGGATATTGCTGTTAAAAATGTATCTATTGTGTATTTTTTAGTATTATCTGCAGAAATTGATGTTAGTATCTTTTTAATTTCTTCAATGTTGATAAAAATCCTAGAAGGATATATTACTCCATCCGAATCCGTTGTTTTTTTGTATACGCCTGGCCACGTGGAATATCCCGCAGCTGCGGATTCAGTTGCAACAAACCCATAGTATATGGTATCACCATATGAATTCATGCCATTTAAACCGGAAACTTCTGGTAGCAACAACACCTGATCAGGTGTGCATGATGTTAAATATGGTAAATAGTTGCTAAAACATTGAGTATCATCACATAAAATTTTCGTAAAAGCCTGTTGGTTTGGAATAGAAATACCCTTTTCAATGATGTAATAATTAATCATATGAATTAAACCACCAAGTGTTATGTATCGATTGTAATGAGTTACTGGATTAGCTTCATCTACTGCAGCCTGGGCGATATATTGTGCTCGTTCAATCATCGATGCAGTAATCGATCCTGTAACGGCGCCGGACTCTATCTGATTTTGTATTCTCACTACTTCCGTTTTTGCAGCAAGATCATTCACGGCAGGCGGATATGGCTCACCTACTAAAATAAATCGGTCTTTGAATTGACTGGTAGAAGATCCAGGAATTTCAAAATTTAGCAACAATGTTTGTGTTTGGGTAGCATCTTTTTTTGTTACCAAATTCACCATGATGCTGTTTAGGGTATCATAAAATTCTGACTTTGCTTCCGGATTAGCCCCTTGTGCTGGTGGTATATCCAATGTTTGGGTTTTCGGGTTAACCTTGGGTTTTGATTCTTTAGGATCTGCTTCTTTTGGTGTCGGAGGCATATACATTGAAATGTCTGTGTATGAATTACTTGTACCCGTTAAACTTAAAGAAGCTTCCACCTGGCCAGAATCTGTGTAAGAAAATTCAAATGATGTTATTAATCCTTCAAACACAAACACATTCATTCGATTAATTTGCTGTAACAGTTCATCGATGTTCCATTCCGGATATCGTTCTTTTAAAGATGCTGTGTTTGGTAGTGATATTGGCAGAAGTCTACCTTCGGTTTGTTGCCTGGATATAACAGCATCATTTCCATGGTGCATTTCTATTTTAACAAATCGCCCAGGCCGAAACCAAACTTCTTCAACAGTATCTAAATCTCGTTGTGGATTTGGAACAATGAAGTTAACGGTAGCCTTGTTCAGTAAACCCATTGAATGATCACCTATAGACACATCTACGCTGGTTATGAATGGGCCTACTCGATTAGTAGTATCTGTGATTTTGGTGGATGTTTCCACAGTAGCACCCGTAACTATGTCTCCGTTGTATTGATAAACTACAGATGATGTAACATATGTAGAATTTCTTAAAAATCCATCAGGTGAATTTGGTAAGAATCTTCCTTCTCGTGTTGTAGTACCACCTAATCGACCAGATACATTAGCTCGCGAAGATCCTGTTTCATATGCTGTTATTTCAACGTTAGCAATTTTTCCGAGCATGAAGTTTAAATCATCATTGTTGCGCCGGAATCCAGATTTACCCCGGAGATCTAGTTCGGTTCTTAAATTGTCATCTACATGTGAATAAAAAATGTTACTCATCTAGGTCTGCTTATGTTGTTTAAAAATTGTTCTGCTGATTCGACAGATGGAATTCGTAATCTAGAGTTTGCCGGTATAACCAACGTACCTCGTTTAATTTGATTGGCAGATGCTATAACCGGCCACATGGTTGCATCACCATAAAAATCTAGTGCTAATTTATCCAATCGTTCTGCACTTGTTATGCGTATGATGCGATCGCCAGTAGTTAATGGCGATGGTGAAAAAATAGTAGATGCATATCTATTTTTTCCGGATTCCGGTTGGATGACTTGGGTTGTTATGTATCTGTTCATATGTTAACTTTAAGTTATTATTTTTATTTGTTAAGATTGCGTTTGTGGTTCATCTTGTTGTCGAGCTCTGAATGTTTTAGGTCGTTTTTGACCAGCTTCATTTCCTTCAAAATCACTCAACCAGTTATCATTGCCTGTGATAGGAACTGCTACTGAACTTCCGGTATTTGCAGTGTATTGTTTTGCTAATGAGAAGAATCTTCCGTTTCGTTGTGGCAAGAAATCACTTATCATGTTGAATCCACATGAAACTGATACTTTGTGTGGTACCTGCATCATTTCTGGATCATCTTCTATGTTAATTTCCCAGGTTGTATCAGCATCTACCAGAGTATAACTTAAAGATGTTAATATTACCGGCTGTTGACGATAAATATCTCCGATTGTTATGCGCATCCATGGAGCTCCTAATGTAATATCATTGGCACTATATTTCGGAGCGGTGTATCCAGCCAATGCATTTAGTTTTCTCCATATGGGTTTCAATTCATCACGATCTGTTGCATAAACCGTAAAATCTAAGCTCAATTCTCTGGTTACGCCGGTATAGTGATAATTTGGATCGGCTCGTCCTATCATGGGTACTGAAGTCCAATTCGGAGAAAATGAATCAGACAATGAGCCAATTATTGCTCGGAACACCATAACATCATCTTCGATATCCGGAAAATTTTCCGCTCCATTGAATAATTTTGGACCAGTAAAAAAGAATTTTATAAAATCTTGTGTTAGTCCTAGTTTATCCAGCAACTTGTTGTTTTTTTCATTGTCTTTTTTAGCAGTTGGTCTCCATTTATATGCAGTAGATAAGTTTCGTTTTCCAAAATCAATCACATTGACTCGATCTCCGCGAAACGGTGTTATGAATTCAAGTGGATTTTTAGTAGGAATCCATTGTTCGCTGTCATAATCCCATTTAGTTGCAACATGACTACGTGCCGTAAAATCCAAACGAAGAGCATATGGATTATCATGGTCTCCCCATCCATATCCCGAATTACCTACTCCATCTAGATTGAATACTGCATACGCCCCTCCAAGTGGATTTGCTGTTGCTGCAGCATAGATCCCGGCTTTTACACTTCCACGAAGTGCTGCTGATGCCCCATCCAACCGTATTTTTGTGAGTCCTCCAGAATTTTGCTGTGAATTTGTTAAAATTCTGCGGGAACGAAAATCTGCATACTTAACACCAGGTACTGGTTTTAGTTGATTGTAATCCAATGTGCTGTATGTGGAAGATAATGTTTGTGTGCTTTGTCCTAACAATGAATCTCCAACTTGCACTACTTGTGGAATTCCGGTTACAGCCCCAGCAATGTTAACGGCAACTCCTACACCGGCTTTGGCTGCTGATGTAGCGCTTATGTTGGTGCTTTTAGCTGCCGATGCTTTCCAAATTGCAGCATCTTCGGAATACACAGTAAATTGTGAATCAGATTTTGCTGTTTCATCAACGGTTGGATTTTCCCGAGATGTTACAATAAAATCTGCAGCACGGGGTGGTCGCTCTAATTGCTCTAAATATGGTGTAAATTGAGATCTACGACCGATAGTTGGATTGGTACGAATTATAACTGGATTAGTAAAAGTATTGTTTGGCATATTATCATCCTATTAATTACATTCGTCGTCCCGTTAATCCGTTTCCAAATGTAGAATCTTGTTTAAGTTGCGAAGTTTGTGCTTGAATTGCTGCAACGATTAATGAAGCGGCGGCCATGAATCCAGCTGCGGAATTATTACCTCCATCACCCAGCATTTTTTTAGGATCGCCAGCCATAATTAAGTCCCGATCGTCTAAGCTAAATGCACCAAATTCTCCGGTGAGTACTCGACCATTAGATCCAGGCAATGATACTAAATCCTGACCTTGCTGTGCTGGTTCTATTGTTTTGGTTTCAGCGGCTACCAGTTTGTCAACAATACCGTCAAATGCAGCAACTTCGTCTTTACCTAATAGTCCAGCGCCTACGATCGGCAGTCTGCTTTTATCCATGTCAAACAACATTTTTTCAAATGCATCTTTAGTATCTTTTAGTACTACTTTCTGAACACCGGCTACTACATCTGTTTGGGTTTCCAATACTGCTTTAGCTCCCCCGCGGCCTTCCTGTAACACCGTTAATATTTGTTTTAAAATATCATCAGTTGTACGAGTATCTTCTATTTCAGTTAATTCTTTTAAAACATCTTCAGATGCTCCCATTGCTTTTGCAGCATCCAATAAAGCATCACCTGATTTTTCAAACAATGTGTCACCAACGATGCTTTCCAATATGGATTTTTTCTGCAATGCTCGAGCTAATGCTGCTTCATCCATACCCAACAATTTACTCATTTGCTGTCTTGCAAACAAGTTGCTTTCTAAAGTTTTGCCTTCTTGTTCTAAAATGGTGTTTAATACATCAGCTTGTTTGTTGGCATCTCCTTGCAATGCAGCTTCACGATATGCATTAGTTAAACTTTTTCCTTGCAAATCGGCACGTGCTTGATCATTACCGACTAATCGGCGGCCACTTAATAATTGGTATTCTAATTCATCGCCGATGCTGGATTCAATGTTTAATAAATTATTTGCAGCTAAAGCTAAATCTTGCATAGAAAAACCTAGTTTATTAGCTTTTAGTATTGCTAATTCTAAATTTCCTGGTATACGGCCGTATTGTAACTGTAAATCAGCAGTTGTTGCTGCAATACCCTCAGATATCGTTTTAAATACACCAATTTCGCCAGTACTTCTTTCAATTTCTTTAGATAAGGAATATTGTGATGCTAATTGTGATTCTGCATCCTTCCCACGTTGACTAGCAAAATATGAATAATCTTCTGCTTGTTGTTCTGTCAGTCCTAAATTGGTTGTTAAAACTTGTTGTACTCGTACAAGTCCTTTATATTGTTTGTTGGTTTCTAAATTTGCTTGATTTATACCGGGTATAAGTTTACGTATACTGGTAGAATATTTCATCATTTGTTCGCCAGTTATACCTAGTTGGTTTCCTTGACGTTGCAAACTACTAGCTAATGCAGCAGCGGATTTTGAGTTGATTCCAAATGATGTGTTTAGATTTTTATTGCGTCGCTCTAAATACAAAGATTTATTTGCTACATTCATATATTGTTGAATCAATACATCATTTGCAGCTATTTGTTTTTCTAGACCCCGTACAGTGTTTGCATTTGTTTCATTTAATCGAAGTAACGCATCTGCTAATCCGGTCAATGCCCCAAGAGCTTCACTTCCAACTTCACCTAATGCAGTAATCAAGTCATTTAGTGATGGCATATTAGGACTAGCACCATGTCTAGGTTTTTGTTTGAGTTGTTGTATGAAATGTTTGTGTGCGGACATTGCTGGACTCTTTTAATATAAATATTTTATCTGCCAGATTTTTTCACGCGAGGCGATCTCGGAACATTTTTATTTTTAGTTGCAGGCGTTTCAGCAGGATCTGGTGGCTGTACTAATGCATTGATACGTTTAGTCCATAACCGGCGTATCGGAATTGGTAAATGATACACATCGTCCCAAGTCCATCGACCTTCGCCGTGCCACAACATGTTGAATATGTTTTCGTGAAATATTGCTCGGTCTGATGGTTTAAAACCAAAAAAGTTCTGGTCCAATTGGAAACCCGGCGGAGAAGGTGCTCCCATCCTCACCTTCGAATTCAACTATTAAATTTAATCCTGGTGTATTTTCAGATACAAATTTTCTGAATTGTTTTGCATCAGCTGCAAAGAATTCATAACGTATAAACTCATTGATGGTTTCTAGGTCTCTGGAATCTTTGACCTGTGTTATTATGTTTTTTAAATATTCAGAAACTGTTTCTGATTCAATGTCTTTGTTAGGATATTTGAACCGTATGGTGGTATCTGAATTGATTTCATATTCAAATTCACCTGAATCATCTGGCTGCAGGGTGAATGGTCGAAATGTTAATTTACGCAAATCAATTACTCGATTCAACATGTTTTTAGTTTTAGGATCTGATACTGTAACTGCATATTCTGGTCCATATGCTAATATTCTTGCATTAATGATTAAACCAAACCGATCTGCTTCAGCAATATCCGATACAGCTACATCTGACATGATTATGGATTCTAAAAGACGATCGAACACAACGCCATTTTTTATGTAGGTGGAATTAGTTAAAATATCTTCATCATATGCAGTCATGTATCGCATTTCTACAGTACCGCATCTAAGTGCATGATGTATAGGATAAATCTTACCGGCACTTGCTAACGGCACAATAACCGAAGGCAATTTGCTTCGTTTCTGCGTTTCAAATTGTTGACGTGCTAAATTAATAATGTTTTGATTGTCGATGCGATCCGTAACTTTTGACATATGATTCCTTGTATAACTTTAATATAAATATGTGCGAACATAAAAAATGGGGGCAAAATACCCCCAATTTGTTTCAATCAGATAATTAATAATTTAGTAATGCCCAATCATATCTAAGTGTCATTTCAATGGTAACAACATCTTCAGTTGACCAATCCAATGTTCCGAAATTTGATTCAGTGATGAATGCCCCATTCAGAATCCATTCTTCAATAATTTCACCGAGTGGTGATAATTGACGAAGTTTAACTTCTTTTTTATAATATGAAGAATATCCATCGCGACCAGTTGCTGATTCATGATGCAGACGAACCCAATCCATTACTGCTTGTGCCCCAGATGGCACGATAGCATCATACAATGTTACGGAAATTGTGTTCCATACGGTTTTACCTTTAACATATCGCTGCACATTAATGTGATCCAATGTTACTTCTCCATTGGATAGTGATGGTTTTGCAGATGCTTTGATTAGATAGGCAGGAATATCATTAACAACCATAATGAACTGATGGGATTTTTTTGGTTCCCAGGAATATGCGTTGTCCCAATAATTTTCATCAATACCAAAATCCTGCAGATTTGGATTCACTTGATTTTCTAATGCCATTTTGTTATCCTTGTTATTTTCTTATAAATATCAGCAAAGTAAAAAAGGCAGAACCGAAGTCCTGCCTTTGATCTAAAAAATAATTTACTATTCAGGGAACACTGCGCCGGTTGGCTGAATGTTAAAATCTAGAATAATAAATTCTGCCGTACGAGTTGGCTGAAGGAATATCTGACCATACAATATGTTTTGATCAATTAAATCTGGAGTATTGTTAGTTGCATCCATCACTACTCGGAACGCAGATAAACCTTGCTGTGCTTTTACTTGCTGCAAATATGGGTTTACTATTGCCAAGAATCTGTCTCGAGTCTGAATTGTGTTTTGCTCGAACACCAAATAACGAGTAGATGATGCAATAAACTTCTTAACTGTGATTAATAAACGACGCACATTTACTCGATCTAATGCACTTGGTCGAGCCTGTAAGGTCTTTTGACCCCAAATGACTACTCCATCGTTAGGGAAGTTGGCAATAGGGTTTATACGAGCTTCATACAATGTGTTGCGGTCTGCCTGTGAAAGTGTTTGATACGTGTCAGACACCGTGGTCAATCCACCTCGATTCAAACCAGCCGGGGCATACCATGGAGCTGCAACTGAATCATTGAATGTTAATGCCCCGGGCACAACTACTGATGCAGGAACCCATATTGGCACATTTTTTGCTGGGTTAACGATTCGCACCCATGGCCAATATGTCGCCGTATAATTGTTATCCAAAGTTGTTACTTGATTAACTACGGTTTGGATGCTGTCGGCAATTGCATTTGAATCCATCACATAAAATGCATCTTGACGATTTGTTACCATGGTTCGTGCCTGTGAAGTTACGGAACTATGCAAACTGTCAATGATACCTGGAGTGATGAGCATGTTTATATCATAGTAATCAGTGTTTGATAACAATGTGAATGCTTTGTTGTATGCTTTAGTACCCGTTGTTGTGTTGCCACTGCAATCAAATCCAAATGAGTTTGCTGCCGTTATGTTAGCACCGCTAAACTTAGGTAGATTTGGACGAGCTCCATCAAATCCTCCTTGCATTGGAACAATGAATTTTCTGGTACCGTTAGCTACGGCTGCAGTGAAATATGAAGATCCAGACACCAATGCCGTTTCAAGACTTCCGGTATATGGTGATGTTATAGATGGGAATGCTGCTTCTGCATTCTGTGATACATTACCTAAATAAAAATCTGCGTTGCTGCCTGTTACTGATCCAGATGATGGAGTTGGTGCAAGATAGTTCAAGTTGTTAACCACAGTAAAATCAAATCCGAAATAATTATTGGAATTGTATGTGGTTTGGACTTGTGTGGTTTTGTATGATGCTGCTGCTAAATTGATGGAACCAGAAGCCATCGAAATTGGTGATGTTAATGCTCGGAAACCAAATGGTATCAAAGTTCTTTCATTGGTCTTGTTTGCAACTGCATCCGTTACCTCAACACGAATATATTTTGAAATGTTTGGATAATCACCATTAACTACAACATTTCCAGCATCAGTTACTGTCTGATAACGATTTCCAATTCTACGTGCAATGTAATTTGCAGAATCTGGATCCAAGTTAACATTTAAATATGTTTCTACAATGTCCGGAGCCTGATCTGTGTCCTGTGAAGAGTATGGAGAATTTGGAATATTGTTGGTGTTTACTCGACGAACTTCCACAGTAAATGTTCCATAACCATTTGGATCTGCTACTTCGGTAGACGTACGGACATCTCTGATTCCTACTTTAACTTCATAGTTAACTGATGTGCCATGTGATATGGTATGAAACTTGAACAGATTCTTTGCAGTGCTACCAATTTTCTGTGATGTAATCCATGGTGTTGCTGCGGTAGAATAATCTGTTAGAATTTCAAAGTTGCTTAGTTTTGCTAATTCTACCGTTACGTTGCCTAGATTGTTGAACAGTGATGTTGCTGTTTTATTTTCATACTGCACATATACCGGATAATCCAAAGACTTTGGAGAGTTTCCATAAATCTTTGTGATATAGTTGTTTTGTGTGGTTTGAATGGATGCTGAAACTGCTACTCCGTTTCCTGCTAAATATGCAGTATATCCTGGTACGGTTTGTGTTGCAAATGAACCAGACACAGTTATTACAAAACTACCAGAGCCTAAATCAGTTAATACCGATTCCTGAAAAACATTGCCGGCGCCGGTGGTAGATACTGGTTGCGTTGGATGCAGCACATGAGTTACGACTTTAACGGATCCTGAACTAGCAATAACAGCTAATACACCATTAGTTAAAGAATACCCATCTTCATATAAAAGACGAGTTACTGTTAATGCATTTCCGTTTCTTAAATATTCTTCTGCTGCAAATGGGATATATGAATCATCGCTGTATGATCCGAATATTTGTTGAAATTCTGAAAATGATGAAATTCGGGTTGGAACAAGCGCAGGACCTTTTACGGTTGGACCTACAATTGCAGCTCCAATCTGCCCGATTGCTTGTGGTAAAAACGACTGGTCTACTTCTTGCGTAAACACACCGGCCGATACGATTCTTTCTGCCATTAAATTACTCCTATGATTTATTTAATAATATATATGTTAGTTTAGGGACTAACCGGCAGGAGTAAATGTTCCATCTTCGATATTTATTTCACCATCACCATAACGAGCTTTAAGTGTTTCGATAAGTTTTAATTCATCTTCTCGCAATGCCGAAAATTCTGATAACAATGCATTTTGATTTTCTGTTAATGTGGCTTGTTGTTGTTCTAGAAGTTTTAGTTCAATTACGATGTTTCCTAGTTGTGATGCATTTTGTGTAAACCGTTGCTGCAGAGCTCGTATTGCATCTACATGTTCTTTGTCTAATTTTCTTGTCATATGTAACTTTCCTTTAATATTAAAATAACTAAAATATGTAACAAAACCAAATATCAGTTTAAATATTTTCAGGAACATCGTATGATCCATATTTTATGTAAACTGCTGGATACATGTATAAGGGAAAATCTGGTGGATATAATGGGTTATTTAATTCTCCAATATTAACCAGCTGATTAGGTTCATATTCCCCGGTTTCACAAACTACTTTGTTTGTCTCGTTATGTAATGTTTCTCCTTTTTCTAGATAAATTAAATCCATAATACTAATCCATTAATGTATGAAAATTACACTCGTTTCCCCAGCACTTCCACTAACATTTGTAGTAGTAGCATCAAAATTGACTCCATCATAGCTATATGCTAATACTGCTACTGCAGAACCTGATTGCGGTGCCTCAAAATATAAAAATGGGCTTTGATATGTTATATCTTGTATCATAGGTATAATACCGTTTTAAGTATAGATCCAGAAGGTAGTGTAGGAGTAGCAGTATATCGAATATAACTACCTACCGAATTTATAGGAGTTGTTAAAGATGACCAAGTGTTTCCAGCATTTGTTGAATATTCCCATGAACCTGAAAGTGAGCCAGTTACAGTATCTGTTAAAATAACTGCGGATCCACTGTATATGTTTAGATTTAAGTTCGATGGTGTTGTGTTAAATACTGATGATTGTCTCCACGCAAATATCTGGCTTGCTATATTTGTTTCTTGTGGGATCATATCATAATTAGCTACTGCTTGTTGTGGAAGTGAGCTACTATATGTTATAGTTATACCATGCACACGAGCCGGCATACTATAATAACCTAAAGTTGAAAATGTTAACTTGAATTGTATGCTACCAGAAGCAGCAGGCATGGAACTGCTAGGTGTTAGATATGTCCACGATCCGCTGTTGTCTGTGATTCCGGAAGTTCGGTAATACAAGTAATAGGGTTGTCTAGGAAGAGCAAATCGATTGGTGTTAAAATAATCTGTTGAATCAACATATATTCCCGTATACGCAGACGCGGACGTAGTAAATAATTCTGGGGTGATTATGCATGCACTAGATGTGGACTCGAATTGTGCATCTGCCTCTAATGGTAAAGCATATATTATGTTGTTGTTACTACTTGCTGCATTTCTTACTAAAAATGTTACACCATCACAATAGTATGGAACAAGCTGAGCATCATCAAAATGTGGTGTTAAGGTTTCAAATTCATTTACCAGATATGTAGATTGTTGAATTTGATCATTTGCATGTACTTGTGTTTCAAATTGACTCCCAGATATAAATCTGCTAATGTAATTTCTAATAGTACCTTGTAAATGTGAAATATACAGTCTATCAATCTGAGGCATATAACATATATCAGCTAATTGGGAACTTAAAGCAAACGAACCAGTACCGCCCGTAGGGTTTTCTACCATATGATTTGCAATAAATGTTGTGGAACCCGATACTATACTACCTGTTGGAATTCTGGATATTCGAGTGTAATGTGATGCATAGTAATTTCCCGAATTATCTTTAGCCATTACATCTGAAGCATTCATATTTGTACCTCCATGAGCTTGTGCGCCTGTAGAAAATACAAAAGATCCACTTGCTCGGCCTGCTGTTAAACTGCTGCTTAAAGTGGCTCGTATATTGAATTTTTGTAAACTTATGGTAGCAGCAGCGGGTCTAGATAAAGTATAGAGATATTGTTCAGTTAAAGATACTTTAGGTTCTAAAACTGATGTAACTGGGATGAAAGTAGCATTGGCTGTAGCGTTATCTACTAACCTATAACATGCTCTCAAATTATCCACTGTTGTTGCTGCGGGTATGGTTGGAGGGGAAAGTGTGAATATTTCAGGGCGTAGGCCTTTAACAAGGATTATCCCACGAGCAGCTGTAGCTGTCCCAGCATAATTAACATATGATATTCTAAAATCCTCAATTACATATGGGACAGACCCAGTTAAATTTAGATTTTGAGGAGGACCATCTGTTCCAACTCCTCGTTTGATAACAAGGGAGGTATTGCTAATAATGGAGGATATTTCATACCAGGATGTAATATCAGCTGAGCTTGTGGAGCCAAATCCAATTCGATTTCCTACGCATGCTCCATCCGTTAACCATGTTGTTCCAGAACCTGTTACTTGAGTACCCGTTACCGTTACCGATCCTGTGGTGTGAAGATCCATTGTAGGCTGTATACCATAAATTTGATGGGATGTTGTTGGGTTGGGGGAAGTATTAATGCTATTATATACATTAACAATTTGGTTTGTGGATTTTTTATAAATAAAGAAAAATATTCGTTTTACTGCTGACGAGTCTACCCCATAAGCAGCAAATCCCCAAATGGTATCATCATCATATTTTAAAAACCCCATTGAAGTGAAATACAATGAGTAATTAAATGGGGCAACTGCTGTTACTTCATACCCACGCATAAAGCTAGGTTCAAATGGTGAGACATACTGTTTACCTTCAGTATCTACCGAACTTGTCATCAACCAACCTAAGTTTAACTTGGTTGAATCATATGTAGTAGGGTACGTTACTGCATCTGTGTTGAATTCATATGTTATGTGGTTCAGGGCCATAATTATATCTTGTTTAATCCAACACGAAGTTTGATTCCAGAAGGAATAAAATCAGCAACATATCTAATGTAATTTCCAACTGCATCAGCCGTTGCATTCCACGTCAACCAAGTAGTACCATCTGTTGAGTATTGCCATGTACCAGATGCATTTGTTGCAGTTGTATCATAGTATATGATCTTGTTGTTTGCTGCGTTATATAAACGTATTTTTAATTCAGGTATGTTTCCATACCATGATTCCGTTTGTTGCCATGCAAATATGCGATTTGTTAAATCAGATTTTGCAACAGAAGGGACATAATGTGAATCTGTTCTATCATCCTCATACACCAAAGTAAATCCATATACTCGGTTTGGTAAGCACGTATTACCTGCTACTTGATATGAAATGCGGAATTGTATTTCTAGGTTTTCTAAAACTCCCTCACATACTATATCTGCATTTAAATCATCAACTGTGGTGTATTTTTTCCATTCACCTGAATCATCATCTATACCTGTTGTTCGGTAGTATATAAAGATAGGTTCTGGAGGTAAAATAAATGGGTCTGCACCGTATTGTTTTAAAGTATTTGCATATAGACCGCTTATAGCAACTACGTTTGTTAGGGTATATTTAGGTGAATATAATGCATTTTTAGAGAAATCTACAAATTCTGCTTCGCATCCTAAAGGTACAGCATATATGTTGTTTTGTGCTGTTGCTAAGGGTCTACATAAATGGAAAACACCGTTTTCAACAGTTCCATAAAACCCAGTACCTTGTGTATCAGGATAACGTGGAGCATTTATATTTGCTGTGTTGCCTTGCAATTGTCCAAAGTTTCCTAAGAATGCTAAATTATATGAATTATCAATGGATAATTGATTGAATGTATCTCTACCATACACTGTACCTGATAAGGTTGGTTGTTGTAGATCTACACGGTAATCTGTAATAAAACTTTTTGCAGTGGCCGATGAATTTAAAATGATCAATTTATCAATTGTAGACATATAAAATACACGTCCTGTGTTACCTGCAGAAGGAATAGTGTTAGTAGACCCTGGAGGTACTTCTGCCATTTGTGTGTAGGTAGGAACAATTTGATTTTGAATAGAATCTAAATCAATTTGAATAACTCCAGTACTATAATCACCATAATATGATAAACTACCGGAGGCATCTCCACTCTGCATTGTAGCTATAGTAGCTTTACCTGTACCGAATCCGGAAACACCAGTATTTCCAGTAATTAAGACTTGATCTGCTGTGGAAAAGGTGATTAAACCAGCTGTGGCTGCATGGCCATGAATTCTAAGTTTAGAATTTTTTATGTTGTATCTTGTTATACGGTTTGTAGTATTTCGAACATACACGTATTGTGTATCATCGGATTGTTTGGGAATAATTCGAGTATCGTTAGCTGTGGTTCCTAAGGTTACTGCTGTGTTAAAATAGCTGTCATTTTCGGTAGTGCCTAAATATCCGTAATCTAAGATTTGGTAAATTCCTTTGTTCAATGCAGCATAATCAGCTGTGGGTAATGCTATCGAGGTACCAGCTACAGTAAAATCATCCCATGCTATACCTTGAATCAAACTAGTTTGCTGACTCGCTTTATTAAGTGTTATTTGTAAATTTTCAATAACATATGGTGTGCCTGGAGATAAAGTTCCAGCAGAGGTATTCAAAGTTATAACTTGTGAAGCATAATCTGGGGTGGTATGAAAATTAAGATCATGATCACCATATGTTGTGTCTACTGATACTAGGCCGGCATCGATGGTGGTATTAGGGCTTCCTATATATAATCTATTTTGTGAAGGACTTAATGCTGGGCGGTATACAAAAGAGTTGAGGTTACCGTATGTTATGTTGGGATTAAAAGTAGGCTGGGTGGTTGAATTAGTTGCTCGTAAGGTACTTAAACTAACTTTTTGTACATTAATTCCAAAGTTTACATATAAACTCCCTGATGAATCTGGGGTGAATGTTTGAACACTAGGTGTTGCGGTTGGTCCAGTAATTATTACATCACCTACGGCAGATAATTCGGTTAATGATACGTTATTTACTCCTTTCCATTGACCGAAGGCCCCTCCTACAACTATGCTGTTTGATACAGATTTATAATGTAAAGCATAAACGGGCCCGTTAAATGCATTACTAGAACCAGCGGGACCAACCACGAATGTAGAATCTATAGGACCAGTTTTAAGTAGTTTAGCAATATAACGTGAGTTATTGGCTACTGTTCCTACTTGAGTAAAGTTACCCCCGATATACACGTTATCTGCATTATCTACTGCAACTGTATATACTGAAGTGTTTGGTGCGTTTGCTGATGAAGTTACAAATGTTGTGTCTCGAGTACCATCAGGTAATATTTTGGCTATATATGGAGTAGAGACTCCTTTATACGTTGTGAATCCTCCACCTACCCATAAACTTCCGGAGGAATCAAATTGAATATCAATTACAGAACCACCACCGAAACCTGATCCGGTGTCAAAAGAAGCATCACGCGTTCCGTTAGGGTTTAATTTGATGATACGGTTAACGGTTGAGCCAGAATATGAGGTAAAATCTCCTCCTACCCATAAACTACCAGAACTATCAAATCGGATCACGTTAACTGCTGCATTAAATCCAGCTCCAGAATTAAAAGAAGTATCAATTGAGCCAGATGGGGTAAGTTTTACAATACGTGTTGGAGAAGAACCAGAATATGCTGTAAATGGGCCTCCTACATATAAACTACCAGAAGAATCAACAGCAATTGCTTGAGGAGCACCAGTAAATCCTGTTTTATTGGACATGCTAGGATAACTTGCTATGCGATACCATGTTGTGATGTCTGCTGAGCTTGTAGAGCCAAATCCAATGCGCGCTCCTACGGGTATACGGTTTGCTATCCAATCTGTGCCGGTACCGGTAACCACTGTTCCATTAACAGTAACAGACCCAGATGAGTAATATTCTACATTAGCTTTGATTCCTTGGTTTACAACTGCAGAATTATTTGCTGGGGTAAATGAGGTTCGGCCTTTGTAAGTGTATTCATATGTGTTTTTATCAAATTCATAAGCCGCAATCTCAGCATTTGCTAACCCAGTAGCCCCGCCGCGTAATACAAATACCCATTGTTTGCTTCCGCTATATGTTATAGCATCTAAATCTCCCCAGTTATTCAATCCAGTATCTTGTGTGATATCTTGAAAACGAGTTGAGTTTGGTCCTATCCAATATTCACTAGCTACGGATCCGGTAAATTGTCGTATGTCAGGACCTAACACAGTTTTAGAAGAAGTATAGTTTGCATATGATGCGGTGTTGGCTGAATATGCTGAGAATTCTATTATGTTTTTTGCCATATTACTGCTTTGTTATGTAAATGCTTAGGTTTACTCTGGTTATGGTTGAGGCTGAATCCACATAAAATGCAAACACATCTCCGGCCGTTACCGAAGTTGTCCATGAAGATAAAGATAAATCCGATGCAATTTGTTGTGAAGATAATGTTGGTTTTTCTGTGCCTGTTATAGTGTCTGCTCCTGTTGGAATAGTTCCTGCTGCTTTCCAAACATCAATCACACAATTTCCGGTTTGATTTGCAATCATGGTCCATCCGGTTATTGTGCCAGAATATGGTATGGTTGCATATCCTTTATTTCCGAGGGTAATTACTGAACCTGCTCCATCTATTGTTATACCAAATGATCCGGATAATGCTCCACCAGAAACAGTACCACTACCGGAACCTGCAGGAACTACAATTGGGAAAGTAGATCCATCTCCTTTTGTAAATGTTATGGTGCTACCGGCAATTGATGCAGTAACTAGCAGAGATCCTGTGTTGGTTGTGCCTCCGCCTCCACCATTAAGAGCAAATGATGCTGTTAAAGCATACGAAGCCGAAGTGGATGTAGTTGCGAAAGAAGCTGAAGTGGTAAATGATGCAGTTGCTGCATTAGAAGATGATATAGCAAATGAGGATGTGCCTTGTAGACTACCGGTTATACCTGCGGTTACGGTTAAAGATCCAGTTACTTCAGAATTCCCCGTAGAGAGGAATCCATTTTTAATTTTGAATTCATTTGCCATATCTGTTCACTATCCGAGATTGGTTATATGTTATAAATATGGTATAAAATCAAATCATTGGATCATCAGATGGTTTTGGTTGATATTCAATTAAAGGAAGTGTCTTCAGCCAACCGTATTCTTCATAACATTGATCGGCTTCTTCCTGTGAGATTATCCAATTATCATTGATGTCTTGTATAGGATTAAAATAACTATCAGGTGCATATTGGTGACCTGTTATTTCTTCTTTTTGTTCCAGGGTTAATAAAATGACCATCATACTTGTCTACCTAATATAGTTTGAAAATTTTGCACAATCGTAGTCCATTCTGCGGGTAACGTTGTAGTTAATGCATCGGATATGTGAGCTAATGCACATTCTTTATTTGTGAAATTAAGTGCTTGAACATCTTTATCGTTATACGCAAATAAATATGCTGGTTCGGTGGGTGGATTCAATGTTGTGTTTCCATCTGTATTGGAGGCAACAAGTGTACCATTAATATATAATTCAGAATCGGAAGCTTTTCGATTTCCTATATAAAATCCCGAGCCATTTGTATCTGAGGCATAACGGGCGTTTGGGTTTACTCCGTCATTGTAATTATGTCCGAAAACACTGGTGTTTGGTGCGCCGATATATCGTATTAACATTCGAGATGAAGCGGCAGAAGCATTGAATGACCCCATGACATTTCCTCCAGTTGCATGACTACCGGTAGTTCTAGAATAATATCCCATTGATATTCCCGTGCTGCGCGGGAAGACAGATATTCCTGTTGATAGAAATGTTTTAGCATATCCGTTAGTACCATTAGGCAATACGCCAGTAGCTGAGTGTGTTAAGCCTCCAAAGAATTCTAGTCGATATGCTGAGTTTGAATCGCGTGGGTCTTTTAGGTTCCATTTATGTGTTGTGGCAGTGCCACCAACAAATGGGTATAATGCACGAAATAGAGACCATACACCTATGCGTTTAGCATTAACTACTAAATAATTTATAGCATAAGTAATAGTAGGATCAGTAATACTCGTGACATTTAAAAAGTTTCGAGCATCTATATCATATGATGGACCTATTATTGTTTTTCCACGAATTTGTATCCCCATGGGTTATATACCTCTAATTATACATTTTGTTGTCCATAATCCTGTACTTGAAGATCCTGTTAACGCAAAATTCGATCCTGTAACTACTACTATAAACGAAACTGCACTTGTATTTCCAATATCCGTTGTGGTAGTTTCTGTGAAATTAACGGTAGTTCCTGCTTGGATAGCCATGATTGTACCGGCTCGTGCATTTGAGCCTGATT